CTATTAGTAGTTTAATACGCAGTGATCCATTGCTACTGTCATTGATACTTCAACAACTTCTGGCGAAGACCAGTCAAAGTCTCCTTGAGTAAATGTTTTTACGTAAGCTCCCTTAATTACCCACTCTCCTACTACGTCCCCAACTGGGCCTAGTATATTGAAGGTAAGATCTTTCTTATAAAAGTCAGAATACCCTGCTCTTCCTGTTACTGATTCGTAAGATAAACGAGCCCAGTCCATTACTGCTTGAGCTGCTGATGGTGTGATTGGATCGTAAAGTGTCATGTCCATATCGTTCCACATTCTCTTACCTCTTATCTTACGATAAGTGTTTATGTGGTCAAGAACTACCTCACCATCATCAAATCCAGGAGCTGTTACTTTTTTCACCATGAATGAAGGTATATTATCCATATACATGATAAATCTATTTTGAACTCTTGGTTCAAAGGCTCTGAACATTATTTCGTTTGGATCTAGTACTGCCATTTTCTATTCTTTATTATAAATATCGTTATTTTAAAAATTATCCTGCAAATGTAGCTCCAGTAGGTTCAATTGTGAAGTCAAGTAATATAAATTCAGCAGTTTTAGCTGGTTGAATAAATATTTGACCTATTAGTTGATTTCTGTCTACAACGTCTGCTGTATTATTCGTATCGTCCATTACCACTCTATAAGCGTAAAGGCCTTCTCTCTGTACTACTGAGTCAAGGTATGGATTTACTGTTGCTAAGAACTTATTACGAGTTGCTATAGTATTTTGTTCGAATACTAATTTTCTTGCTTCTTTACCAATGAAATCCTTAATCTCAATTAATAAACGTCTAGCATTTACTCTATCTAAAGCTGATGCCTTAGTTTGTAAAGTCTTTTGTCCGTATACTGCTATTCCCTGTCCAGGAAATGTTGCAATTGGGTTTACTTTAGCGCTATATAGTGTATCTCTTTGAGTACGGTTTAATTTTCTTTCTGCTTGAATAATTCCAGGAATTCCTCCTTTAACTAATCCTGCTGGTGCAAACCACGGTGCTGAGTAGTTATCTGTGAAAGCATATACTCCAGGAATTACTGCTGATGGTGGTGCCCATTCGTCTTTACCTGTTGCTGATCTCATCTGTACCCATGGCCAGTAGGTTGCTGCATAAGAACTGTTAATAGTTGTTGCTTGTGAAGCTGCTTCAGCTACTGTCTGTCCATAGTTTGTTAGATCTAGCACTGCTATACAGTCTCCTCTTGATTCTGCAAGAGACACAATTAAATCTATCGGAGTCACATGAGATGCGTTCTGGTATGCTAATCCTGGTGTAGAGATTATGTTGAATACATATTCTTCTGAATTTCCTAGTAGTGAGATTACGTTTAAGTAATTATCTGCTACTAAGCCTTGTGTATCGTTATTATCTATACTTCCAAAATAGTTACCCGGTCTATCGCTTGCAAAATTAGTACCCGTAGCGCCTGAGAATGATCCTGAAGATGCTATTGGTAGTGAAGCTGAGTATGATATTGTATCGGAATCTGTATTAACAGTGATTCCGTCTGTCGATAAGTAAGATAAGGTCGGAGTATTTACTGTAGATACCCTAACGTAGTTAGATTTATTAACGTACGATCCTGATGTTCTTAGGTATGTTCCGTCTGCTCCTGTTACTAGAGTTTGTGATTGGTTACCTATCATCTTCTCGATGTAGTTATCAGTATTAGGATCTAAAGAAATATTATTAAATGTTTCTAAGACCACTTTACTTTTTATAGTATCGTCTCCTCTTCTAATACTTAAAGAAAAAGTACCTCTTTGATTGTTTATGTTAGATACTTCCCATCTTAGGTTGTCCTCTGTTCCATCAGCTAAAGATCCATCACTATTTTCTCCTCCTGCAAAATTATTAAAAATTTCACCTTTACCTAAAGTCTCTAATGCAAAAGCATCGTACACTGTAGATCCAGACTCAATCTTAGTTGCTACTATTCCTGTATCTGTTGCTGTTGTGAATGACCCTGAAACTACTCTGGTAACTAGTACTGATCCTCCTCCCTGTGAGAAGTAGTTCTTTACTGCTACAGATGTTAGAAATTCGTGCTTTGTTGATCCTGATGTAAATGTTGTTCCGAATTTCCTTACGTACTCGTTATAAGAGGTAACTAATGTTGGAGTCTCTACCGGTCCTTTTACTGCTGGTCCTATAATAGCTGCTCCAGCTTCTACCGCTGCTGGTTGTACGAATGAAATATCGTTTTCTCTTGAGAATACACCTGGAGAGATTATTGATTCTGCCATGTCTTAATGAAGTTTATTTTAATGTCTTTAATAAATATCAGATTATTCTACAAACCTTCTGTTAAGTAGTAGGTAGGTATCTGTATATAAATAGGAAGGGAAGATGCAAAACCCTCCCTTATTAAACTCCAGTACT